TCTATACGAAAATATTCTCTACTTAAATTCTTTTCTTTGTTATATACAGCGTGATAATATACCACATATTTCCGCAACATCGATTGTTGAATACCTTCTGGTAATGGTCTTGCGTTTCTTTGGCGTTCTCTTTTAGTTCCATCCATTATACCTTTTGAATTTTGTTCTTGTTCTTTTCGCGTTGCTATGCGTAAGTTATCATATGTATTATTTAATGGATTTCTATCAATATGGTCAACGCTAACATTAGTTGTTCCTTTTCCATTACCGTGACAACCAGTTATAATTTGATGAATATATAATAAATTACCATCACTTTTTGGTATGTGAGCAACAATATATCCACTTTGTAGTAAATACCAAGTTAATTTTTCGTTAATTTGTTTTTCAAAATCCAATATTTTTTCATATGATTTTTCACATAATTTTATAATTGTATCTTTTTCACAATACATTAACATTATTTCTTTATTATTTTCTTCTATAATCCATAACGGATTTTTCATTTGATTTGCAGAATTACCAAGTGTGTTTGTATGTCCTGCTATGTATTTATTTATTTTATGTTTTTTTTGAATTTCTTTATGATATTTATGATATGGGACTACATTACATTTTCTTAAATCATATTTATTATTATTATTAAATACATAATCAATGTGCTCCATATCAAAATCATACAAAAATTCTATTAAAAAATATTTTTTGTAGTTGGCATTGAAACTTGGATAATCATATTTGTCATCATAAAGGAATTTTTTTTTGAAATTTAATATTTTAACGAAATCATCACAATCTACATAATAGTTCCTATCATTATACGTAATAATATTGCAATTCATTTTATCATCAAACGAGTAAACAGGCGAACAAGTGGCGGGGGTTAACATAATATATGTTATATTTAGTTATAAGATATATTCTTTATATTGTTTTCCAATTAATTGTCTTTTTTATTTAATTGGTTTTAATTACTGTATGCTACGCCGGCCATACCGCTCATTACACGAAGAACGTTGTAGTTGACAGCGTAAACACGGACTTTGGCGGTGGCAGTACCAGCAACGGCACCAGATGAGAGCACAAGTTGAAGGACAGCGTTATCAATTCTGGAGAAGTTGCAGGACCCGCTTGGTTGATGCTCCTCCGGTCTTAGCGAAAAGGAATATACGTTGATACCTGCATCAGGTGCGCGGGTGTGGTGTTGGAATGGTTGAACAACATCGAAGTATGATCCTTCGCGTTCTGAGAAACGATCTTGGCCGTTAAGTTGTAGCTTGGCAGTTACAACTGGGTTTTCACCCCAACAGTGCATGTCAAGGGCAGTTTCGGCAAGGACGAATGTTCCAGCATCAGATAGAGCGGAAGCATTTGCTCCAGCATCAAATGGTGTGGCACCCCATTCACCTGAAACGGTTGCATCAGCAGCACCAGGCATTTGGAAAAGACCAGAAGCGTTGATGAAAGCATCTGTGCCTCTTGTTTCAGCTGGGCCACCAAAAGCGTGGATAGCGTTTGGTAGAGCATCAATGGCATCAGTGTAGTTGAATGGTTGAGCACCAAGGGTTCTGTATAGTACTGAACCACCTTCAAGAGATGCGCAGTAATCAACGTTGGCATCAGGTTGAACAACCCAAATTAGTTCCTTGCAAGGGTGGTTGAAGTTCAACTTTATCTTGTTCGATGATGATCCTACGGATTCGTCGCCGGTAAATTGAAGTTGCTCGATAAGGTACTCGTGAGGATTTTGTGCCATTTTTCTACGCTCATCAGTGTCAAGGAAGATATAGTCAACATAAAGAGAAGCAGCTACAAGTGATTGTTGGTATGCTTGAGTGACTGATTGAGTTGAAGATGTTTCTGAAAGAGTTTTGACAGCCCATAGACATTCACCAATTGGTCTGAAATCGATGTTGATTTTAACTTCGTGGTACTGTACGAACCACTTACACCCCCCCTTTCGGGGTATTTATCAGCATTCTTAATTCATCAACAATTACATTAAGAATTACGCTGGGGACTAGACTATATCTTAAGTCTTCATTGAAGTTGATTAGACTTCTCAGACCCATAACCATTTAGTCGTTGAACCTTTCTCATATCCTTATCATAACGGACTTAGAGACTTGGCTGCGGATTATCTATTTCAGATGTATTACCATCTTCATAAGGGGCATTTTTACGATACCTGAGTTCTAATCTCAGCCACTGTAAACTTTCATTTACAGTTTCGTAGCCCATATTTTGTGCGTATTTTTTATTAAATCTATAAATATTAATAATGTTATTAAAATAGTAATGCAGTAACAATTTATCACTTTTTTGTCTATTTTCTAATGAAGTTAACGGTTGTAAATTTGTCCAGTGAAAACATATTTTTATATTATTTTCTTTAGAAAAATCAAATTTATTAATTGGTATAATATGGTCAATTTGCCAATATATTCCAAAATTTTCCCAATTCATATTTTCATCAAATCTAAATTCAAGCCATTTTTTTAACATTACTTTACACACAAAATATTTTTCTTCTTTAAGAACTTCCCGCAATTTGGATATGTTGCCCCTTGTTGTTTAACAACAAGAGACTAGCATCTGGGGTTGACAAAATTCATTGTCCCGAGACCACAACATTTTTTCCCTAAAGCATGGCTCGGATACTTTAGGATGGATACTTTTCTGCCCTACAGATTTTAAGGCAATTAATGGTAATGCAAGTCCAGGGTTTCTGCAAAACCAGAAAAGAAGAGGAACATAAAGGGTTGTTTCTGGAAGAGCGTTACGAGGAGCACAAACTTGGGCTGGGCCACCTGCAGCAGCGCAAGGACCAGCAACATCAGCGAATGATGGATCAGTGATGTATGTAAGTTGAGTGGTGTTACCAATCATCTTGAAGTAACCACGTTGTTGTTCAGATGAAAGGGTAACTTGGTTCCAGATGTGCATCCAGTCACCGTATTGACGGTCAATTCTTTGGCCACCAATTTCAACTTCAACTTGGGCAACAAGTTGTTCACCAATGTAGTCTAACCAACGGGCATAGACATGACCAGTTGAGCTTTTCATTTCTTGGTTGATTTCTGGAAGGGTGACTTGTAGGTATGTTCTGTATGCAAGATCACCATTTCTGGAGATTGTGCATGTTACACGGCGACCGAAATCGGCTTGGCCTGAGAATGTTTGTTCAATGGATTCCATTGCGAAGTTTGTGTGTCTTCTGTATGATACTTTCCAGAATGTAATTTCTGGTGTTCCTGTAAGGAAAACGTCTTGTGCGCCGTAGGCGACTAATTGCATCAGTGCTCCTCCCATAGTACCGGTTTTTTGTATATACTATACAGAGAAAATAAATTCTGTGGAAATTGCTAAATAAAAATTAAAAATAAAAATATATCAAAATTACCTACATAATAATTATTTTAATTTTTTATAATTTATTTTTGTTATAATAAAAAGTAGGTATAAATAATAAAATAATTAATAAAGGTTTTGTCAATTATGTAGGTTGAAAAAATAGCTTAAAATTTTTAAAAAACATATTTAGAAATATTTAGACATTTGTAGAAAATTCACGATTTGACATAATGTTATAATTAATGCGTTAAATGACATAAAGAAAAATTATCATACTATATTATAGAAATGGTAAATAAGTGTGATACAGGATGTGGAAAATCGGCATATTTTAATATTTTGGGTGAAAAAAAAGGTAAATTTTGCAGTGCTCATAAATTAGATGGAATGAGAAATGTAGTTGATAAAACTTGTGAAAATGAAACTTGTAGTGGACAACGCGCAATATTTGGATTTCCAAATGAAAAACCGAAATTTTGTAATTCACATTATTTGGAAGGAATGGTAAATCTTACAGCCAAGCGTTGCAAAGGAGTTAATGGAATAAAATGTTATATTACACCTATTTATAATTTACCAACAGAAACAAAGGGTTTATATTGTATAACTCATAAATTAGATGATATGGTAAATGTAACAGGAAAACGGTGTGAAAATCCAAATTGTAAAATAATTGCACAATTCAATATTGAAGGTGAAAAAAACGGTAGATTTTGTTCAAAACATAAATTAGAGGGTATGATAGATATCAAACATAATCGCTGCGAATTCGAAGAATGTAATTTATCACCTTGTTATAAGTTTGAAAATGATACACATTGCCGTTTTTGTTCTAACCATAAATTGGATGGAATGATTGATGGAAAACATAGAAAATGTATTGAAGAAGGTTGTAATACAAGTCCTTCATATAATTATGCGGATGGTGAATTGCCACTATATTGTTTTCAACATAAATTACACGATATGATAGATATTAAACACGAATTATGTAACCACGAAGGTTGTAATTTAAGACCTATGTTTAATTTTATAGGCGAAACAAAAGGTGTTTTCTGTAATTCACATAAGTTAGATAATATGGAAGATGTAGTCAATAAAAAATGTTTATCGGAATGGTGTAATACTCAAACTCGTTTAAATAAATACGAAGGATATTGTTTATTTTGTTATATTCATTTATTTCCAGATAAACCAGTAACGCGAAATTATAAAACCAAAGAAAGGAGTGTAGTAGATTTTGTATTAAACAATTTTCCAAATTTTTCTTGGGTTACAGATAAAAAAATTCATGATGGTTGTTCAAGAAGAAGACCCGATTTATTACTTGACTTAGGTTATCAAGTCATTATTATAGAAGTTGATGAAAACCAACATATAAATTATGACTGTAGTTGTGAAAACAAACGTTTAATGGAACTTTCACAAGATATAGGACATCGACCAATCATATTTATACGTTTCAATCCAGATTCTTATATTAATAAAAACAATATAATTATTAAGTCTTGTTGGAGAGCAAATCAAAATGGTATTTTCATTATAACTAAAGATAATAATAAAGAATGGAATAATCGTCTTGATATATTAAAAAATCAAATTGAATATTGGAGTAATAATAATACAAACAAAACTATTGAAGTAATTCATTTATTTTATGATAAGTTTGACATATAAAATTTATACTGTATCACTTGGGTAATAATTATAACAAATATAATTATTACACTATTTTTACCTTGGTCTAAAATATCTTATATTTCTTTGTTTTTTTATATTTTTGTTCACTTATAGGAATTGAAATTTCAGTAGAATATAATGTTTTATTGTTCTGTTTCAAAATATATCGAATAATGCTCATATACGGTCGCTTAGAAACTCTATTTTCACTACAACCTTTACAACCACTTGCAGAATAAAATTTGCGAATGTCAACAACTAAACCTAATATCTGGTTTTGTAAATCAATATTATTATCAAGTTCGTTTAAAATAAAAAATTCGTTTTCCGCATAATTTAAAATTCCCATTAATTTATCATATACTGCTATACGCTCCATCTTAAATTTTTCAGATTTTTTTGAATCGGGCATTTATTATTATATTATACAATTAAAATTTTATATTATTTTCCAAAATAACATAAACTAATTACACCTTTGCACATTTATAATGCGCATTCGGTATCACCTTATACACTCAAAAATTGTCCACAAGTGGGCGTTTTGAATGTGCAAAGGTGTAAATATTTAGGAGAACTTTTATTCGTTAAAATACATAAAAGAATATCTAAGCATTCTCGTTGTGTGACGAACATTATCCTATAAATATTCAGGGAACTATTGAAAATCCTCTTTTCCAAGCAAAACAGATTGGGGCATTACTAAAAATGTCAAATATTTTAACAACTATTACCAATTATAGTAATGAACTAAAGGTATACAAAGATTTTGTATCCCTTGGCGGAATTCAAAAAACAGCGTTTTTGACTGAAGCTGGGTTGTATAGATTACTCGCTCGATCCAATAAACCTATAGCAGAAAAATTTCAACTGTGGATGATACAATTGTTAAAAGAAATTCGTTTAACTGGAGAATACAAATTGAAACAACAATTAGAAATCGATTCAAAATTAATTTATCAAAAAGCAAAAAAAGAAATTCATAATAAAATATTACAATTGTACCATAATAAAAATGTCGTTTATTTTTGTAAACTAAAGGATGAAAATGATGATAAGTTTATTATTAAAATAGGTTCAACACAAAACATTAAAGAACGGATGGCGAATATATCAAATACTTATGGTGTTGTTCCAATATTATTAGATGTTTTTGAAACGCAACATTATATTAAATTAGAAAAAATAATACATTCAAATGAAAGTGTAAAAAGTTTATATTATTCTATTACAAAATTAGATGGTATAATTGCACGAGAAACCTTTATTGTAAATGAAGAACAATATAAAAATATAATAGCTTTGATAAACCAAGAAATAACTAAAATAAATAATAATGATATGAACAGTAAAGAAATGATAGAACTCAAAATAAAATTAATTGATAAAGAAATTGAAATAAATAAAACAGAAATTGAAAAATATCAACAAGAAACCAAAAAAATTCAAGAAGAAACAATATTATTAGAAAAAAAAATAGAATTAAAACAACAACATACAGAAAGAACCGAAACAACAGAAACAATTGAAAATACACAATCTACCGAAACCGAAGATGTACAACCCAACGAAGAAGGTGTTACACTCAATTTCGTGAAACGCCGGTTCAATACACGTTCTCCAAAGGTATTCCAATACAATAAAGATACATTAGAATTAATAAATATATATGACAGCGTAATTGATGTTATAAGAAATGTCGGCGGTTCATCGCATACTGGCTTAAGAGAAGCATCAAAAGCAAATACAATATATAAAAATTGTCGATGGGTTTTACAAGATAGAGATATAATAGAAACGCCTATACCATTACCGACTGTAATATCGAGCAATAAATCTATCGAATATATTGCAATGATAGATATAAAAAAAACAAAAATAATGGAAGTATTCGCATCACAACGAGATGCAGCCGAAAGTCGTAATTTGGCTGGCTTTTCTACCATTTCACGAGCAATTAAACAATCTTCCATATCATCAGGCCATTATTGGAACTTTTTCGATAAATGTTCTCAAGAAATGCAAGACGAATATTTATCGACAAATTCATTACCAGAAAGATTTATAAAAAAAAATAGCAAATATGTTATACAAATTGACCCAATTACAAATAAAGAAATCAAACAATTCAAATCGATTACAGATGTTACATTACAATTTCAAATGTCGCATACTACACTAAAAAAAGTATCCATTAGTAATGAAATACATAAAGGATACAAATGGCAAATTATAACAGCATAATAAAAATAAACGCCCTTGTTATAATAAAAAAATTGATTTATTATTATAATAGAAATCTATATTCAAACAAATATCAAAAATGAAACAACCAGAACCTGTATACAAATTATTAGATTGGATAGACCCAAATAAACTTGAATGGTATTGTTTATCGGAAAGTTTAAATCCAAATGTTATTTCTTTGTTGGAAAAGTATCCTGAAAATATTTATTGGTTTAAATTATCACGAAATCCAACCCCAAATGCTATTGCTTTGTTGGAAAAATATCCTGATAAAATAGAATGGGGATTTTTGTCACAAAATACAAACCCAAATGCTATTGTTTTATTGGAAAAAAATTTAGATAAATTAAATATTTATTGTTGGGAAATGTTGTCAAAAAATCCAAATGCTACTGCGTTACTGGAAAAAAATCTTGATAAATTAGATAGAACATGCTGGTGTTGGTTATCAGAAAATCCAAATGCTATGCATATATTAGAAAAAAATCCAGATAAAATTAATTGGTTTCATTTATCAAAAAATTCAAATCCGAATGCTCTTCATTTATTAGAAAAAAATCAAGACAAAATTAGTTGGTTTTGGTTATCAAAAAATCCAAATGCTATGCATATATTAGAAAAAAATCAACATAAATTAGATAGAACTTCTTGGTCTTTTATATCAGAAAATCCATCTATCTTTGAAATTGATTATAAAAAAATGAAAAAACAAATGGTTGATATCTTTTATGAGGAACTAATGATGGTTGCGTTACATCCAAAACGTATTTCGGCATGGTTAGATGCTGGTTTTGAAAATTTTTAGTATAAACTTCCACAACCAAAATTAGATAATATAAATTTTTCTAAATAATCTTCTTGAAAAATTTCACGACGGTTCTCGTGTTTTTTTGTAAAAATGTATGTATCATTGTGTTTTTTAATTGTCCAACCTTGGTCTAAAACATTGGATAAAAACAATAATTTTTGAAAATCCTTTTTTTCCATTTTAATATTTTTGGGAAATTCAAATGGAATATTATGTATAGGTATTTCTTTATTGGATATATTGGACATATTTCGTATATATTAGAGTTATATACGAAAATAATGATTTTTACGATTTATCTTAATATGAATTTTGAAATTGGAAACAATAAAGATGTATCGAAATGTTATTTTGTTCCAACTGTTATAAAATCACCCAATTCATTATTTTGATTAACACTTCTTTCAGTTAATAACATTATTTTATTATTATCTTCTACATTTTGATTAAATGTTACAATATCATTATACAGTTTATCTGAATATTTTTTATTACGTACATTTGCGAATGAAACGAATAAACGGTCTACCTTATCTATTTCTAATAATTTATTATACAATTCCATTATTTTATCACCTTGATTGATTGTTATATTTTTTGGTTTAGTTATTACGGTTGTATTGTTTCTTGATTTACTTGTATTAATTCTTGATTTAGTAGATTTATATGTTGATTTATATGCTTTATCACCGCCTTCATTGGTTATTTTATTATTCACGCTAATAGTTAGACCACTAAAATTAACATAAAATAATTTGTCTTGAATTGTTTCATCATTTATTGAATTTTCTAACTCAATTAAAATATTTCCTTTCTTCGCGGTTCCTAGTGGCATTGTTATTCTATGCCAGATATCAGTTTCGTTATCAATATCATAAACAAAAATATTAAAATCAGGTCTTTCAAGAAAAATATTATTATCAATTAATATTTTCATTAAACGAGTTATAAATCTTCCATGACCATCCATAGTATGTATGCTATTAATATTAATATCATTTAAACAACGTCTTGCTACTAATAATGACCTTTCATCTAAATCTTTATCATGCCCACTTCCTAATATATCAAAATTCAAAAATATATTATTGAATACATTTTCACTATAAAATAATTGTAAATAAGAAGTCCAACGTTCTTTATTCGT